AAATGAAACTGAACTTGCAAACCTTAAAAGATTGGCTAGTTTCCTTGAAACAGTCAAAAGCGTACTTGGCGGTAAGCCAATTATGGTCAACTCTGCGTTCCGTTCTAAAGCGGTAAATGACGCAGTAGGCTCAAAAGATAGCAGTCAACATAGGGTTGGGTGCGCGGCAGATATTCGTGTGCCTAGCATGACACCTGACGAAGTGGTGAAGGCAGTTATTGCTTCGGGTATTGGCTATGACCAAATCATTCGTGAGTTTGACCGCTGGACACATATCTCTGTGCCTAACGATGCAAACGGAACGCCACGCAAACAAGCGTTAATTATTGATAAGCAAGGCACAAGAGCCTACGCTTAATCTTTGTCAATACTGACCCACATAATTGCGATTAAAACGCCAGCACCAATAAACGCGCCAATAAGAAGAGTGACAATGATGGTTAATATGCTTTCAATCATGCTTGCCCCTCTTTATTTCGTCATAAAACATACCAATCAAAACAACAAAACAACCACCAACAATAAATCCGTAACCAAAATAACTCATTTGTTCTGGTGTCATGCTTGCCCCCTTGCTCTGATTCGTTCTGCAATGACTTCTGATGGGTGAGGCCAACCCACCGCCCATTCGTCTGCAATATTTGCACACGCCTCACGCTCACGCTCTGTTACCAGTTTGGCAAAGCGTTCTAGTTCTTCAGTAACGATTACCCAAAAGCCGTTTTGCTCAGGGTCTACTCTGTCTTTATCGCACGATGCTCTAAGCATCTCAATGATTTCATCTTGTGTCATAGGTTTACATACCTCCTTTTAGGTGGTTTGATTCTGTCTGCCAAAGCATAAACATAAAAGCGTTTAGGCTTGACACTTCGTTTAGCCATCTCGCGCTCTGCTGTTAGTGCCTGTTGGCTCTTGGAGAAATCCCAGAACTTTGGGTAATAGGTTGCCATAAACTGTGGGTGAAATGCGTTCACTTTTCTAGCCTTTTTACGCGCTCTGTAAGCGCTTTAACTGCAATGGTTAATGCCAACACATCGGCTTGCAATTTAGCCTCCTTAGAAGGCGATTTAAGCAGTTCTTGCTTGACTTTAGACCTACGCTCTATTTCGTTGAACGCTTCATCTTCTTCGGGCGTGGCTCGGTGTGGGATGGATATGCCGATATGTCTCATACAAATGGTGTCAGTTGGGATTGTTTAAGAGAGTAGTATTCCCCATTGCCCGTGTCAATTAGGTTATCTTCTACCAAGAAATCCTCTCGGTAAATCCACCCAATAATTCGCACACAAGAGGTGTGGAGTTCGGTCAAGATAAATACATCAACGGGTTTTGTGCCAGACCAAAAGACCGCGTTAAGATTGCCGCCAATCTTGCTGGCGCACTTAACATCAATCTTTTTGCCTTTGCGTGTTACCAAGTCAGCCCCAAACTTACGAAAATCACAGTTAAGGTCAAACGGCAGTTTTAGGTACTTAGACACCGCATACTCGGTAAGCACACCATCAATGGACATTTTCACGCCATCAATAGTTTTATCTTGCCTGCGGTCTTTGGCAAACTGACTAGTGACATGATTCCTTAACTTACCGATATATGTGCAAACCATAATTTCAGTTTCAGTTAAAGGAACTTCGACATAATTAAAAGTCGACATCCGCAAAGTCATCTTTAGGCTTTGGCGCGTTCATGTACGCCCAACCAGACCAACCACCTTCAACGATGGGCATACAGTCAAACTTCAGCATAGGGCCGTTCTTAGTCTCTATAACCGAGCCGATGCGCTGATAGCGGTTCTTTTCTTGTCCGTCTTTGTTTGTGTATTTGCCTGTGATAACAGAAACTTCGTATTGTGTTTTAGACATTTTTTGCTTTCAAGTTGTTTAATTTATTTACCTTTTCATCAACTTCTTTTAGGAACTTGATAACTTCTTCTTCTAGCGTTGCTACATAAGGTGCATCAAATTCAACACGCTTAACGAACAACTGAAGGTCTTGCCTGATGCGTGGGTCAAATGACACGTAGTCACACCATTGGCGTTGGGCGCAGGCCATTTGGAACTGCATTTGAGCGTAATACCTAGCAGGGATGGTTTCTGTCAACAAAGTCTCGATGTGCGTACTTGTCTGGGGCGCTTTGATTTCGATACACCCAAAAAGCCCCACATACCCGTCAGGACTCGCGCCAGCCATCTCAATGCGTGGATGCTGTACAAACCCTACTTCCTCGACCATTACATCGGCAAAAGCCTCATAAGCCGAGCGAGCCAGCGGCTCAGTATCAATCCCATGCTGGATGGCCGCATTGGTAAACGATTCTGCCTTTTGGCCAGACAGTCGCTCACATACCAACTGGGTCATGTAACTTTCCCTAGTAGCGCTGTAACCCGTCTTTGTCTTGGCCATTACATCGGATACCTTTGAAGCCGTAACCTTGCCCAAACGGGCGGCAAACCATTCCTCGGTGCGTTGTTCTATATCGTTCATTTAAGTTTCCTTTTCATTAAGTCTTTTGCACCAGTAACCGCCTCAAGCCATTCTTTGTCTGTGCCTGCGGCTTTGTAGGCTTCTTTAAAGCGCGTCTGAAGTTCCTCAACATTGGCAGACTCACTAATAGCGGTGATGTGGTCTTGCATGGCGTTGTGATTAGCCTTGGTTTCTTTGACCGCAGGCTTTTTGCTGGCCGCATTTCCATCGTCATCTTCTGGCGCTTGACCTGTTGCGGCCATCAAAGACGCTCGACGAATGTAAGTTAAACACGACATAAACCCTTGGGGGTCGTGTTTGGGTGCTGGAAAGAACAGTTTGCCGCAATCCAAGCGTTCACCTGATTCGTGCAAAAAACTTGTCTCGCAAATGATGCCGTCTGTGTGTTCTGAGGTTGTTTGAAATAAGAATATTCCGTTGTCGTTTAGCGCGTCAATCACTGACTCCACACAAGATGCCAGGTCAACATACTTACTGCGGAAATGGGGGTTCGTGGCGGTTTTTAGGGCTGGTGCAAAGGCTTTTTGCGCTTTGACCAATGCTGTGGAAATGTTTTTCATACAGTAGTTCCTTTATTAAGTTCTTCGAGTCTTTTCTCTTCATCAATTTCTGCTTTTATGCGCGCATATTCGTCTTTGTCCATAACTTCGCAGTTAAGCCCAAATAAGTGTTCATCAAAGTCGATTAAGTCGTAGGTAAAATTGCTTTCTAGCGTTTCAAAGTTGTATTTATCTTTGATGTATTCAGCAATGAAATACTTGAGGTCGCTAATGTCTAGTTCGAGTTTCATGTTAGTTTCCTGTGATTAAAAGGGCAAAGATAAGACCGCAAACAAAGCCTGAGAGCCAAAGAATTACTTGGTCAGCCTTGGTTGGGCGTGTGGGGGTGTAAGGGCCTTCTATGGCGTTTTGCGTGTAATTAGAGTGCTTCATAGTGTTTGCTTTCATAACGGGCAAGTGCATAGTCAAGTTTGTCGTTGTCAACTTGTTCTTGGATGGCTTTGGCGTAACCGCGCTCTAGTGATTGGATTACTGTGTCGCGCAATAGGTCGGTGATTAGTGCGTCACCGATATATACAAACCAGAGGTTGGCGGTGGATGGGTCAAAGTAGCACTCAAGGTCAACGCCTGGTGCATCGTGGTGTTCGCACACCATGCAGTCGAATTCAGCGTGTTCTTTTTTCATTTGTATTCCTTAAAAAATTTGAACATGGCCACCTTGTTTTACTATTGTTCTAGCAAAACTAAGTGCTTTGGAAAGGGAAGTGAAGTCTTTGCGAGACCAATCGTTTTGTGAGTTTGTGGTGTTGAACTCAACTACATAAGTTCGTTTCATGATTGCAACCACTCCTCGTAAGTCTTGAGGGGCTGGCCGTTGCGTGTGATGTCACCGCCTTTGCCGTCATCAGCGCAGGCCAAGTAAATTTGATACTCTTGGTCGTTTGTGCCGCGAGTTTGCGTTTGCCAAAACTCGGTGTGTTGAAGTTCCATACTTTCTCCTAATAGACCCTGTGCGTTGTGCTGTGGGCATGACTGAATATTAACCTAGGTTAAGCAAATATTCACAAGTATTTGAAAATAAATCTGTTTATGTTGCTTATTTGCAACTTAACCTAGATTATGTACAATTAAGGCATGGACAAACAAAA